TTGCGTTTGTAAAACTAAAAAATTTGGGGGTGTTTTTTGGTTTTGTGGTGTTTGGCTGCCGTTGCGTATTTGTTGTTGGATGCTGCGTTTGCGGTTTAGGTGGCGTGCGCCACGTGCTGCGTTGCACGGTTTGCAGGATGGGACCATGCCATCGGTGTGTGTGCCGCCACTATCTACTTCGTGTAGGTGGTCTGCTTCTGTTGCCGGTCTGCGTTTGCACCAATGGCATATGGGGTTGCCTTCTAGTAGTTCTGCTCTGGCCCGTTTGTATTCTGCTTTGTCGTATTCGCTCACGTTGTGTTCCCTTGTGTTTGTTGCTAACGCCCTTGCCCTGGCGGGCTGCGGTTGTTGTCATGGTAGTGAAAGAGTCGGGGGTTGGTGTCCCTCCCGCATTTTGGGTTTGTCACCCTGGCTGCCGTTTGTTTCCATCTAGGGCCGATCACCATCGCCATTTGTGCCGTTTGGAAACGCTGCTTGCCGCCTTGCGCCTTCATCAGGCATGCGACAACTACCCACGTTGCCGTGTGTTATACCAACAGAGTGCAAACCCCTATGTGGCCGTGTGTGTCTTTAGTTGTGTTAGTTAAACGGTGGGGTGTGTCACTAGCGGACACGGCCCAGGTTCGAGTGGATTAACGCTTCTACACATCTAGGTGTGTACGCCGCAAGCATTGTGGCAATGAATATGCCGCCCTGGTCAAACTTCATGTTGGGTGGCAGTGGCATAACTGCATGGGCCTCGTTCCATAGGCGTGCAAACCATTTTGTTTTGCCCATAGGTACCAGGCAAATGCCGTTTTGGTGTTCCATAAATTTATACGCCCAATCGTTGGTGGAACTAAAGGGCGGGTTCATCCACACACGGCCATGCCACGGTTGTGCCAAACCGTTTGTTTCTTGTGTAAACCAATGTTTTGCAGGTGTGTGTGGTGGGCCTTCAGGTGGGCACGCCACATCTAGATCAAATTCAATGCCCAGGGCGTCAAATAACCATTTTGGTGTCCAATAGTCATCACTTGTGGTGCCTGTTTGTGGTAATGGAAACAATGACTCCTGCATCACAATGCCACCTGGGTGAACACGTCAATTGGTACCTCGATGAACCACTCGGTTGTTGTGTATTTGGTTTGTTTGCGGACAAGTTTGCAATGGTCAAACCTGGCGGTTGACATGATTAAGGCGTGGCTGCGGTGGTGGTTCAACGTCACAAAATAGACAAGTGGCAAAACGTCAAAAAATTTGACCTTACGAGCTGCAAAATGCACTGTGTCAAACGGGAAAGAATACCGGTCTGTCCATTCATGTTTGACTTCTACCTCAACGCCGAAAGTGTCGCCGCATTCCGTGCCTAACAGGTCAACGCCGTATTTGTCGGGGTTTACCCACGTGTTTAGGCCGTAGTAGTCCTTAAACAGGTCAATAACCTGGTGTTTGGCGTTGTCGTCTGCGTGGTATAGGTCCTGGGAGAATGGTTTAAGCATTTGGGCCCTGCCCTAAGCGTGTTGCAATAAGTGGCAACTGTGATGGCCGCCATAGGTAGTACTCGGCCCAGGGTGCAACGGCTAGTGCCCATAGTTTTTGGTTGGGTGTCATTTTGCCTCGTTCTGTTTTTAGTTCCGCAAAAATTACGCCACGTTTAGGGTGGCACATTATTAAATCGGGTGTGCCGCTTCCGTCACTGCGCCAGGTGTTGCCAACTTTGTGGGGTGTGGCGTGGTGCACTAGCCATCCGTTCATTTTGGCTATTTGGAGCACCTGGTCCATGAAAATGCGCTCGGATGCTTCACTGTTTGCCATGACGTTGGCCCACCCATTCACCTAAAACGAAAAATAGAAAACAGGTGCAAACAAATTGCAGGAAATTAACCATGTGCAGCCACCTGGCGTGCTAGTTGGTCCCGTTCTGTTTCGAGTTGTTGCATCGCAATGCGCAATTTTTCTAGGTCTGCAAGTAATTTGTCACGTTCTTGCATTAAGTCCTCGATGTAGTCCTTAGCGGTTTGCAGGTCCATTAGAACGGGTCCTCGTCTGTTTCCACCGGTGGTGCAGGTGTGTAGGTGCCTGCTTTTAGATCGTCAATTAGGGCCGTAACGTCACGTTTGCCCATGCGTTCCAAATTGGCGGGGTATGGGTGCCCTGCTTTTTTCAACAATGACTTTGCGAACCCTATTTGTTTGTCACTTGCAGCATCGGCGGGTTGTGTGACTGTCACGGCAGGCATGCGTGCATCTACGCCTGTGGCCATGCGTGGCCCGTTACTTGTGTTGGGTGCCTGGTTTGCGGTCATGCGCTGCACCTTTGCCATTTCCTCACGGGATGGGCGTTTGTTCACGTCACTGCCTGCAAAGTTAGCCATCGGAAAATTGGCCAAACATCGGCCTAACGAGCTCGTTTCGCAATTTTCCACGTGGCTAGTGCGGTTCACGTTGCCTGCGTTGCGTATTTCTTCGGCGTGACCTGTTGCCACCGGTACCCCGTCACACAAAATGGTGGTTTTAAATACGCACACGTCACTGCCTGGGGCACTTAGCATTTCGGACACCACAGCGAAAAAATGCTCGGATGTTTTGCGCCATTCAATGAACCTGGCAAAACGGGCGGCTACGGGCTCGTAGTCCTCGATGTTAAAACCCATGTTGTTTGTCCTTTTCAACTTGTGTGCGGATGTCTAACGCCTGGGCGTATTGCACGGGGTAAAATTCCTGTGCCTCTTCTAACTGTTGGCATGGGATGCAGGTAAGCACTTCAGGGCAAAAACATTTGTGCGCCATCAGGTGCAGAATGGCACGGCGTACCCACCAATCCCGCCGCATTTGTTCAAAGTCACCCACGGCCACCGCCCAATGCTTCATCAACCAGGTCGGCAAATTGTTGTGCCCGTGCCACGTCTTGTGGCGTGACTAATTCCCAATCCTGCGGTGTGAGTTGCAGTAGCAAACCTGCAGCCAATGCGCATGCCTTGTGTTCCTTAATGCGGCCCGACAGTTCTAGATCAACTGAAAGGTTGTGCAGCACTTTTGCAATTTCCTGGTTAGTCATTTTGTGGGGCCTTTTCAAGTTGTGTGACCGTGTAGCGGACACATGCACGGATGGCATCGGACAAACGCTTAAAGTTGCCCGCCTCCACTTGTGCCATTAGCACCTGGTAATCGTGCATGCTTATGCGTGCCGCCACCGTTTTGTGTGTTTCGTTGTTTTCCATGTTTCCCTTTCGGTTATGCCACTAACAGTGGCGTTGCCACCGTGCAACTTCTGCACGGCGAGACTTGCAAATAAATTGTTGCAGGTTCATGCAGTTTTGGGTGGTTATTGCACCCCAACCCCACGGACCCACCGGCGGCCAATAACGGCGGCCATCGTCAAACCCTAAAAACGCTATGCGGTCCACCACGATGGCCTGTTGGCGTGGTGTGTACCTGCGGGCGTCACTGCTATGGGAGTAACGTTGCCAAACACCTTTGGCGATCCCAAACCCTGATGTGTAACTGCGTGTTTGGTGTTGAAAATTCGAGCCTGTTTCGCATTGTGCTAGGCGTATGTAGAACCGTGCATCGCCTACGGCCAGGCCCGCAAATGCGGACCTAGCCTCGGCGGGGGCTGCACACAACAACGTGGTTGCCAACACGGTTGCGCCGAACATTTTGGCGAAGGTACCTATCACGCAACTAACCAACCGTTTGTTTGCAGTAGGTAAATTTCTGCGTTTAGTTCGTCTGGGTCCATTGCTAACACTGCTGCAATTGTTTTTGTTGAATAGCCATCGCTAACCATTAACAGGATGGTTTCCTGGTGCCACGTTAATTGGTCTGCGGCTGCGTCTTTCATTGCGCTCATACGATGTACTCCGTGTACCACAATGCAACGGTTGCAAATTCAAATGTAAGGGTGTTGGTGCCCCGCCAATCCTGAACCTCAAACGTGCCTAGTTTGGCGTTGTGGTCTATGTCCAACACAAATGCGTGGAATTCAAAACCGTTGTTGCTGCACCTGTACCACATGCCAGGTTGCAATGTTTCTGTTAATGATGTCATGTTTCCCTTTCCACGGGCCGTGGTGCCCGCTTGCAAACATTCAAACACATGGGTGTGGCATTTGCAAACACCCTAAAAGGTGGCAGCCCCAGGGCAAGGGAAACAAACCCCAGGGCCGCCATGCGAGCACGCCCTGGTGTCCACGCCAGGGGCCCGCAAACCGTGTTTTAAGGCCGTGGCAGGCTTCTCCACGCCTTAGCCATACCCTCGGCACTGTCGCAATGTGTGTGGTCTATTTCAAGGTGCAAATGCGGCATGCCAGGTGATCCACCATTATTGGTGGCGGTCCACACTTTCCACCCACGGCCAATGCGCCACCCCTTACCCCATTTAGACTCCTTGCACCGGTACACGTGCAGCTCCTGCACACCCAATGTGGCAACAACATCAGGGCGGGTGAACCAGGCAATGGCCTGTGCCTTTAGGTGTTTGTCTGGTATGTGGATGTCGAGTGCTCTGCCCGTTCCGTGCACACTAGGGTTTTTGGAGCCACGCATAGGCCGCACAACCCAGGTGCCCCAATTTTGGGCGTTCCATCTGCGTTGGCAGGCGTGCATTAACCACTCGGTGCCAGGGCGTTTGCCGTCATGGTCACCATCCCAACCAATGTAAGGGTTGGGTGTGTCTTTACTTGCCATCGTTGCGCCCTATTGCAGTGTCATTGGGGTTTGCCCAACGCATGACCACGGGCAATGCTGCGGCCCATAGTGCATGCAAAGTTGCTTGCCAATTGTTTGTGGCTACCCAAACGGGTAATGCGGCGGCTACTAATGCACGTGCGTAGGACGCTAGGGCGGCTTTTGTTTTGGGTTTCATTTGTGGCCCTTCAGGTGATCACGAAATAGGTCTGCTAGGTAGTCAAGTTTGCGGGAATTTTCGCCGTGGTCACGGTTGTTTTGTCGGCGTGTTAGTTCAAGCAATGCAACAATGACGGAAAAACCGCCACCTATTAGTGCTACGAGAATGGTGTCGGACACGGCTAGTTCCTGTACCCGTAAACACGGATAGTGCCACCCGTCATTGTTTCCCCTGATTTGGAAATTACAAAACCTGTAGCGGTGCTGGTTGACGTGCAAACGTGGTTAAAAGTTAAATGACCGTTGCCCGCTTGCGCCGTGTTAAAACCGTATTTTCTGCGAGCAATATTTGGGTTAGTTACTTCAAGAGTCATAACTGTTCCCGTGCCATTTAGTACGTTCGCCGACAATGTCCACGTAGTTGTAAACGCATTTCCGAACCCCGTTTGTGCCGCTCCACCCCACGAACCATAAGACCCGCCACTTAAATAGTTACTGCCCGTAATGCCACTAAATTGAAACAAATGTGACGCTGTACCGCTTGTATCTAAGTTTTCAATAAAAATACGGTACGACTGATAGTCACTAGAAAACGCATTGTTAACCGTAACGCTTGTGTTACCTGTGCCAATAGTGACAACGCCGTTAGACGCCGTAGCCGCCGTACCACCAACGCTACTAACAGTGCACGTGGTAACACGGAACAAACCGATGGAGTTCATCTGTGCCGCCGTGAGCACCTGGCCTACTGTAAAATCTGGGGGGGTTGCCATAGTTACCTACCAACTTAGTTTGTTTGTGTCGAGAATTCCATAAACAGGATCATCCAAAATTAAATACGGGGTTAGGTCACCGCTAACAACCGAGTACGTGTAGCGGGCACCGTTTGGTGTTGCAGAAAATTGACAACCCAAAATTTGCAAATAGTAAGTTGCGCCTCTAAAAGTTAAGTTGCAACGGTAACCAGGCAGGTCCCACCATCCGTAACCTAAATCCAATGCAAAAGTGTTTTGTGCTTCTGCAGTGGCACTAATGCTCGAAATACCAAACCCAGGGTTTGAATAAATACCTAAGTAATAGTTTGCAAGGTCTGTGGCCTGTCCTGCGCTGCCACTGAATGTGGAGATGCGGAGTGTGCGGTACGGGGCCGAGCCCGTGTTCACCGTAACAGTGCCGTGGGCGTTGGTGTTAACTTCTACCTGGGTGTAATAGTCCGCTGCCAAACTGTCAAATTGCAGCTCGTCAAACACCTGGTTAGTTGCGTTGTTTGCAACGTCACTAAATGCCACCGGCAAGGTTCCAACAAAATCTTTTGTGTATACACCTACCTGGCCACTGCCATCTTTAATGGTTGCACCCAATGTTGCTGCAAACGTGTTAAACCACTCGGAATAGGACCCGTCAACGGTTGACGTGGCTAATGTCGGACTGTTGGACACGGTAAACGTTGTGCCAAAAACTATGCCCGTGTAGGTGCTTACGTCACTTAGTTGGTATGTGGCTAGATCGGTGTCAATGGTTTGCCCGTTGCCTTGAAAACGGCCAAATTCTGCGAGTGCACCTTCGCATTCAATGGTGACAAAATCCTCGTTGCCTACGTTTGCAACATAGGGTTTGCCCCAATTAACAACCACATTGCGAATACGGCCAAACCACATAATGTAGGTGCCGCCTGTGCGGGTAAAACGTACCTGTGTACCCACAACCAATGCCGCCACCGGTGTGGCGTACCCGTTGGGGTAGCGGCACACAAACGTTGCAGCGGATGGCTCGAAAGTGTCTTGCAAACCCTGGCGGCCAACATTGGCCACAATTGACTGCACATTAGACAACGCAACCCAGGTGGTGCCGTTGGTTGAGTATTCAACCTGGTATGCCTGAACGGTCACGATGCCACCCGTATAGGCACGGCACCGTTTTGGCGCATGTAACGGCGTAAGGCGTCAACAACTGCGTTGGGGTCCCCACCGTTTACGTGGATGGTTACATTTGTGCCACCCATGCCGTATTGGTTGCCTCTGCTTAATGGAACCACGGCCTCTGGGCCACGTTCTCCAATTAGGGCCAAAGTGGGGGCGGTCACAATGCCGCCGTTTGCGAGCATGGGTATGTTGGGCACGTCAAAACCTTTGCCACCAATACCAGGCACCCAGGATGGAACCTTAAATGACAGTTTGCCAAAGGTGTTGTTCCACAAGGTTGCAACACCGTTAAAAACTGCCTTGTAAAAACCGAGCAAACCTTCAAAGTAGCCTTTAATTATTCCGATGGACCCTTCCACGGCAGACTTAATAAAACCAAACACGCCGTTAACAACGTTGCGGAACCCTTCAAATTTTTTGTATGCAATGACTAAAGCGGCCACTAATGCTGCAATGCCAATAACAATAAGGGTGATCGGGTTCATTGCTAGTACGGCGTTAAAGGCGGCCTGCACTGCGGTGGCGGCAGTAGTGATAGCGGTCCATGCAGCAATGGCACCGTTAATGACCAAAACGGCTGCGGCAATGCCTGCAATTGCCCCCGCCACAATTAAAAACGTGTTTGTGTTTTCACTTGCCCAATCACCCAATTTGGTTAGGTATGGGAGCACCTTTTCAATGACAGGCAAAAGAGCTGCACCTATGGTTTCTTTTGTTTCTGCCAGGGACAAACTAAGGCGTGCAAACTGTCCCTCGGCGGTGTTTGCTTTTGTTGTTGCAGCACCACCAAACGTGTCGGACAATTTAGCAATTGCCTCCTCTGCTGTCATGCCATCCTTGATCAGGCCCTTTAGTTCTGGCGACAGTTTCGCAAGTGCTTTTTCATTGCCGCCATACGCTTTAGCAAGTGCATCGGTAACGCTGCTAAGTGGCTTACCTGTGGCCGCTGCAATGTCCATTGCAAGTGCAGCACCTTTTTGTGCTTCCGCCACGCTTTTTGTTTGCGTGGTGAGTTTGGCCAGGGCCGGCCTCAATTCGTCATCGGCCACGCCTAACAATTTGCCCTGTTGACTAATCCACTCTTCATTGGCTGCAATTTGTGCATCCGTTGCTTTGGTGTTGTTTTTAATTGTTTTAGCCAATAGTTCCTGGGCGGCTGCATCTTCCATTGCACCCTTTGTGGCGTCAAACAACGCAACGCCAACACCTGTGAGTGCTGCAGCGGCGGGCACTGCCGCCTTTTTAATTGCATACTGTGCTTTGGCACCTATGCCTTCGAGTTGTGCAAATTCCTTTTTGGCTTTTTCAATACCTGTGCCAACAAACTCGGTAACAATGGGAATGGTTATTGCCATTACTCGTAAATCTTTCGTTGTGCTGCACGCATTACCTTAGACACTAACGCCTGCACCTGGTCCATAACTTCGTTTTCCTTTTGTTCCCAGGCACGCCACAACACACGGCCCTGTGGTCCATGGACACGTTGCATTTGAGTGCCCAACTTGCCCTTTGTGGCCATCTCTAACAATGTGGCCTGGGGTGACTTCCACCTAATAAAAAACACCGATGCGTTTTGCATTTGGCCCCTAAATTCTTTGGGTTTTTTACCTGAGACACCGGCAACAATAAATTTGTTTAGCCGTTGAAAATTCAACGGAAACATTTGGTAGCCGCTACGGGTGACCCAATTGTATTTGAACCCAGACAACGCCAATTGTTCAATGTTGGTGTTTTGTGCGGCCAGGACTACGGGATCGGCAATGCTTTTAAATTCCTTAGTAATGGCACGCCTAAATTGGGGGTTTAATTGGTTAATTTGTTTAAGTGCGTCTTTTAGGCCCAACACTTCACTGTTAAAGTCTGCGCTCATTTTTTTTGGTTTTCGTTTAGCACGTCAATAACCGTGGCCAATTCTTTTGTGTCAAATGGAATGTGTGGCGGCCAATAACCCGTGGCAACTAAAACCGTGGCTAGTCCTCGGATGTAGGAGCCACGTTTGTAGGGTTTGCGGGTTCCTCGCTTACCACTTCAATAGAACGGCAACGTTTGATGTACTCGTCAAATGACGGTGGCACGGGGATGTTGCATTGTTTGCACGCTTCAAACGCCATGAATGCTAAATCCTCCATGCCAATGCCTTGTGCCAGATCGCTTGCCTTGCGTTTTGTTTTGCGTTCCCACGCAACAACAACAAACAAGTTTGTTTGCACTTTGTACGGTTCACCTTCGTTTGGTGTTACCAAAATGTCTATTTGCATCGGTGTGTTTCCCTTCGGTTTAGTTTCTTACGGTGTCGTTACGTCACGGGCCCAGGTGCCTCCCGTGAATGAACACTCCACGGTGGCTAATTCACCAACGGTGCTGTTGATGGGTGTGAAACTTGCCAACATGCAATTTGTGAGTGTGTATTCAGGGTTGGTGGCACTTTCGGTGGTGCCGCTAGGCGAAATCACCAAAGTTGTGTTTCCCTGGCCGACAATGGCGGCAAGTGCTGTTTCAACTTCGCTAGTTGCACCGGTGCCACCGTAGGAAAGGAAAAACGTGATGTTGGCTTCTACGGTTTGGAGCCCTGCCACAAATTTGTGGCCTGTGTCTCCAAAGGCGGTGGCCTCAAGTGAATCCACACCAACCGTGATGGAGCAGGTGTTCGCCTGGTCCGACAAATCGTAAGTTGTGGCACCCTGGGTGATGTTGATGGTTGCATTGCTTAAAAATGTGGTTGTTGCCACTTTTTGCTCCTTAGTTCCGCCGTATTGCTACGGCAACGGTTAAATCGTAGGTTGGTAGGTCTTGCCCGCCGTAGTTTGCTGCACCTGGTTGCACGCTAGTTACGGAAATTGGGCTATTGATGATGGTGTCTGCGGTTGTTATTAAATAGTCTGTTGCATCCTGGTTTGCAGGTGGTGCACCTAAAATGCGAATGCGTAACGACACCGTAAGCACGTTAAAGGTAAAGGTGTCTGCGGTTGGTAATTCAACCATGCAGGTAAGCGGGCGGGCGTTGCGTGGATCGGTGACACTTTTAAGGCCCAGGGCCGTTAATTGTGTGACCACTGCATCACGAGCTGCAGCCAATGTGCCTGTTGCAGCCATTAGCCCACCTGCGGGCGGTTACATGCAAGCAACGCCAGAATTTGGCCCAATGTCATTGTTGGGGTACCGGTAGAGAACGAGTCGAAACTTGCAAAACCGTCAATTGCGCCACGGTTGCGGTATTGCATAGCGGCATAGTTTGTGGTTCCTAGTTGAACATCTGCAGATGGTGGAAACGCTGCACGGTCTGTTGTGTAGCCGCTTTCCTGCCTTTTGCGAAATGCCCACTCGTTGGCCGCTAACACACACGTGGCAATGTAGGCGGTGTCATTGGCGGTGGCTACGTCAATGCCGAGCCATTGCTGCACCAATTCTGTGGTGGTCCACTGCGGGCGAATAATTAACTGCCCCGCTAATCCTGTTTCGAGTGCCTCGGTGTGGTTGCCCTGGGTAAATGAAACAGTGACGTTGGTGGTGTTCACTGCTGTGAGCACGTGTTGCCCTGTGTAGGAATTGTCAACGCCTGCAATGTAGGCGGTGTCACCAACAAACAGGTTTGTGACATTGGAAAGGGTGAGCGTGTGTACGCCTGCCGCCGCAACTGTTGCGGTAATAGTTTTCGTGTACGCCACTGCTCACCCCTTCCTTGTCTGCCTGTATGGGGGGTTTAGACAAACGCCGCTTTAATAAATTTGGTGTCGTCAATGACCTTTGCACTTGCGTAGCCACGGAATGCAACGGTGCGTGACAATGTTGATGGTTCGTCAATTGACAATGCACCCTTTTGTTGTTCGTAGTACTCCATACCGGTTGGGTCACCAATGATCATCATTCCGCTAGTTAGGTTGCGGTCAACAACGACACGCATTCCAAAGGCGGTGATGGCGGTGTCGGAGACTCCTGCACCCTGGCCGTATGCGTTCATGGGGCCAACCTGTGGGAACAATGGGCGGCCCTGGCCATCTTCGAGTTGGCCCAATGACGCCCAACGGTTTGGTGCCACCCAGAGAGTGGTTGGCAGGTTGCCGTTGCTTGCGGTCAAAATGTCTGATGCGGCGGTGTACATCCACTGAACCCAATCGGTGGGGTCTGCAATGTTTGCTGCCGTGAAGTTGTTGGTGTTTGTAACACCTGCCTCCAAAACGCCTGCGGCGTAATCGTCTGTTTGGTTTGCGTAAATGCGGGCCATGTCGTCAAGCATTGCGCTCAACACTTCTGGCTGTGACCAATCAAGCGATGCCTCGGAAACTTCCACGTAGCCACCGAAAATTGACTTTGTAAATTGCACATCGTCAACAACGAAAGTGCCACTTTGGATGGCGTTGTTGTTTTCAGTGACGGTGCCAATGCTTGTGTGTGTTGTAACAACGGGGCGAATAAACACCTTGCCGCTTTGTGGTAATGCACGTGCGCCCACCGAGTCAATGACAGGGCGCAAACCACGGAAATTGTTGTAAATTGGTGCAACAATTGGCGTGGGCAAAATTCCTGGCAGATCGCTTGTTAACACGTCTGGTGCAGCGGCCTTGATGTTGTCATTCATTTGTGCGAATTCGTGGCCACCACGAATAAAGGCACCAATGTATTCGGCAGGTGATGGGAGTTTGAATTCCTTACGGGCCTGGGCAAACAATGGTGCAGTTGGAACGATCTCGGCGGCTGCTTCAACCGTTGGGTTTTCTTGTGACATTTCATCCTCTTTCATGTCTGTTTGTTTTTCGTTGCCTTCGGTTTCCTGTTCAGGTTCCTGGGCTGCGATGTCTGTTATTCGGGCGTCTTTGTAGGCAGGTTGGGCAACCAAACTGATCTCTACGATGTCGGCCTGGGACACCACTAGGGTGCCGTCTTTGTCGTATTTTGCTTTTACGGGAATTGCGCCAACGCTTACCGAGTCATAGGCACCCGCCTTTACTAACTCGATAGCGTCTTGTGCTGCAGTGGTGCGGGCAAACGTTGCGGAAAACAAGAGCCCCTCGTCACTGTCCTCAAGCTCGGTGACCACGCCACGTAATTGGGTCATGTCGTGGTTTTCCAAAAGTTTTGGGGCCTTCTGGTTCACGTCAAATGCGCCACGTTGAAATTTCACTTTTTCGCCCGACATCACAACGGCGGCGGTATCCCACGGCACGGCAATGCCGGTGATGGTGCGTGGCGCATCTTCGCCTTGTGCGGCGTCAAGTGTTACGGGTACGGCCTGAAACTTAATCATGCGGGTGTTTCCTGTGTTGTTGGTTCTGTTGCAATGTCGTTGCTCATGTCGTGTGTGCCCAGGTAGTCCTCGATATCCCACTCCACAAAACGGTTGCGTGGCAGAACGTTATCCATAGACAATGTTTCCTGAATGCAATCCAAAAATGGCTTTGCACCAAAAAGGTAAAGGTCCTGGCGTGCCTGTTGTGCGTTTTGGTATGTCATGCCGCCTGTTGCGACACCCACAAGGTATGGCGGGATGTTCGCAATTCTGGCGAGTTCAAGTGCCTGGTATTGGCGCAACCTGTCGAGCACTTCACCTGGGTTGTTGTCAAATTCCACAAATTCTGCAATGTCGTTAAGTGCGCCGATGGCGTTCACTTTGCGTGCAGCGGCCCACGCATTAGCCAGGTTGGTTAATGCTTCTGCATCCATTGTCTCACCTGAGCGTTGTTGCAAATAACCTGGCACTGTTTCAAGCGTGGCGTACCTGTCTGCGGCCTGGTCTAAATGCAGTGCAATGTTCACTGCACGTGCACCCGTAAAAGTTAGGCCAATGATCGGGCTTAAAAATGTAATGACGTTTTGCGGGTCAATGGGCAAACCATTGAATTCAATTTGTGATGGCTTGCCAAAGTATTGTGGGCCCGCCTGGTCTGGGGTGCTAACCATTGCGGCGGGCATCCATTCAAACGATGCCGGTAACCCTGTGGAGTACCTAGTTTTTACATACCAGAATGCACGCCCGTACATAAACAAATCCGAAAACGTGTTAGCCATAATGAAATTACGGGTTACGTTGGGGTCTGGGCGTTCCATCCACGGCTCATTGGTTAGGTAAATTTCCTCGTACCGTTCACCTGTCCATTGTTTTGTGTAGTGCTTTAATTCGAGACTGCCCACCATTGCGGCGATCAAGTCACGGGCACGGGACACGGTGGCCACCTGCAACGACAACAGTTCCAAATTGCCTACGGAGTACGCATAGAACTGCCCCAATTGGGATGCGCCTGCAGCGGCCCCAACGGGGGCCGTGCCAATTTGGGCGGTTTCAATTTTGCGGTTAAACAAACCCATGTGTTGACATCATTACATCGTTTAGTTGCAAATGCAACTACCGTGCAGAACCCATAGCGGCCATACCTGCAGAACTAGGGCGTGACACCATCGCCGCCGCAATGACTAAACAACGTGCACACTCGATGGGGCCTGGGCTGCGTTGTGAACTGATGACCACGCCACCCTGGGCACGTACCAAAACGGCACGGCTCACATGTTCTGCAAGCATTTGTTCACCGGTGTGTTTCAACACACCCTCGGTGATCAGGCTGCGGGTTATTTGCGTGAACCGTAAAAGTTCCGCATAGCCCCAAACGGTACGGCGTTTGAGCCACTTGTCTGGCGTGTGTAAATCCAACCCAGGTGTTATGGCCAACTTTACGGTTTTGTCTTTGTCCATAAATGCGTTGATGTGTTCCCACATGTTGCGGGATGACTCGCAAACAAACGCAACTTTGCAAACAATGCGCCCGTTGTCGTTGACTGCGTGCACACCCACATAGCGTGACTCGTCAACACTTGAATCCACGGCTAACACACCGCCCGCAAATTCTATGGGGTCCGTTACTGCTGCGGCCCAAACGCCTGGGTTGATCCATGCGCCTGCAGCCGCCACCCACAAATTGCAGTGGGCTCGCAAAAATGATGACCTGTCGGGTGCCTGGGCTGCGTCTTGCAAACCCCGCACGGTGATGGTGCGCCCTAGTGACGGGTTGGCGTAACCCCAATATTCCTCGGCCATAGGGTCAACCCCTGGCGGCAGTGACCACTCACACATAAATGTGGTGGCGGGTTCGCCTTTGTCAATAATTGCCAGGGCCGCCTCCCGTAACCGTTGAAACACCCGTGAACTTTCATCGCCTGCGGTGCTAGTCAAAAATGCAAGCGGGCTAGGCACCGCAATTTGTGACGGTTTTAATGCGCCAAAGTATGCGGACTCCTGAATAGCCCAAAGTTCATCCACGAGCAGAATGTCAAACGTGCCGCCGTGTTTCTTACCGGTGGCGGCCTTCACCACATAGGTGGACCCATCGGCCATAACAACCTTGTGGCGGCCATACGCCCAGGTCACTTTGCAAAGGTCCTGTTCCTCCCACAACTCGAACACGTCACGCAACTCCTCGAACACCTCGGTGGCTAGGGCAAGCTCGTGTGCGGTGGACAAAATGCGCACGGGCCTGCCCCAAATGCGTGGCAACTCCGACAAACACCACCCAACAATGGCACTCAACATTGTGGTTTTACCGTTCTGCCTAGCAGTGGAACAAATAGCAGTGGAATGCACAAAATTGTTTTCCTGATCCACTTGAAAGGCACCCTCAAGTGCCGCCAACTGCCACGGAAACAGGGACCTGGCCAAATGGGTTTGTGCCCATTGGCCTATGGCCCCCCCATAAGACTCGTACCCACCTACGGGCGTAACCAACCTCGGCGAATTCAACGCAACGCCAACACCCAAAGGGGGAAACAACCCAAAACCACCTGAGTCATGACCGTTTGCGGAGATATTGGAGAA